TAGCTACCCCCACCACCGTCGCGCTTGCTGTCGAGCATGACGAGCGTTCCGTTGAAGCCGCGCAAGACGACTTCGGTGGAATAGCGGTCCTGCCCGTTCTGGTCCTGCCACTTGCGGGTCTGCAACTGCCCCTCGATGTAGACCTTGGAGCCTTTCTTGAGGTAGTTTTCGCAGACGTTCACCAGCCCTTCGGAGAACACGGCAACGGTGTGCCATTCCGTGCGTTCCTGCTTCTCGCCGGTGTTGCGGTCCTTCCACGTTTCAGAGGTGGCTATCCGCATGTTGCAGACCTTGCCGCCGTTCTGGAATGAGCGAACTTCAGGATCAGCGCCGAGATTGCCGATCAGTTGCACCTTGTTGAGCGAGGCCATTATTCAGCACCTTCCGTTGCAAAGGGGTCGTCTTCCGTTTCCGGTTCAGACGGGGAGAAAGAGGACCGCTTGGCTTCCAGCGCAGCGACAGCTTCCGCGTGAAGGTCCGGCAGATCGCGTTGCAGGTCGTCGAGCAGTCCGCTCTTGCTGGCTGCGTATTCGTCCAGCTTTTCGAGAGACGGCGCGCGGTCGATGTTGGCGATGAACGTCCGGCCTGCCTTTTCGGCGGCGGCGGTCGTGTCCTGCGCCTGGGGAACGTCCTTCAGCGGCTTGACCGTATAGGGAGCGCGCTTGGCGCGGGTTTCGGTCAGGGCCATAACCTGCGGGCTGTCGATGCCGGTCATGTGGCTGATGCGAATGCCGCCGACTTCCATACCGCCCCACTTCACCTTGGGATCGCGGTAAATGGTCATGGACTGGCCAGCGTATTTCGACGCATCGGCACCCCAGACTTTCACCATGACGCGGCGCATCGACTTGCAGGGGCGGAAAGGCTTGCCGTTGTCGCCTTCAAAGAAGACGTTGACCGGCTGCTCCGCGTTGCCTTCATTGCCGGTGACGCGGGTAATCGTGATCGTGCGCGGGCCACCGATCAGATCGTCGGCATTTATTTGGTCGCTTTTCGGGGCGATGGTTTGAGACATATCCACTTTCTTTCTCCTGTGCGTGGCCGGGGCTTGATTGCCTGCGTGGCCGTTGGTCGTCAGATCACCATTTCCTCTTCGATCCGGCGTTCTGTCGGGTGGTATCCACGCGCCTTCACGGCTTCATGGAAGTCGTCGATGACCTCGCTGATGCGGGCCTCGAACTTGCTGGCTGCGTCGATAATCGCGTCCTGAATTTTCGGATCGGCTTCGACGCGGATCACGGCCATCGGCAGACCGCCGGAATAGCTGATGAAGTCGCACCACTTGCGCCCGGTAACGAGCATCTGGTCCTGCACTTGCAGCATGTATTCTTCGGGGATCGTGGAGGTGCCGGTGTATTCCTCGACGATGGTCTGCACCTGGTATTTCTGGCAGCGCGACTTGCATTCAATCATGCCGTCTTCGCCAACCACCCCGTCAGGCGAGCATCCGCGCTTGAAGCCCCACTTGTCGTTGGTGACAAAGCCGACTTCCCGCGCTTCGGCGTAGCGTTCGGAATACAGGGCGCGGGCGAGTATTTCGTCCTCATGCCCGCGCAGCATCGCGTCAGAGATATACTGCGGTTCGACGTATTGCGTGATGCGTTGTGCGGCGAGTTCCCAGAGGTGGGCGCGCGTCTTCACGTTGTCCGCGATTTTGAGCGTCGGCGTGAGGATCAATTTGATCTCGGACGAGGTGAGCAGACCGCAACGGGCTTGGTGCCACTCGTCAGAACCTTGGATCAGGTCGTCGTGATAGGTGATGGTCACGCCGCTTCCCTCCGACGCTGCGAGGCAAGCCGCTCCTGGTCGAGCCGCCAGAGAAATTCCTTGTTCGCCTTTTCCAGATCGTTCGCCGCGTCGGTCGGGTAGTAGGTTTCCTCAAGACGGCACGGTTCGTCCTCGACAGGCTCAAGGGAAGCGAGGTAGGCAGCGCGCATTTTCTCGATTGTGCGGATCGTGGGCGGGTGACGAAACTCGCCCTTCACGGCGCGCAAGACGCGCTCCGGGCAGTCCATGTAGGTGACGAGCACCTTGGCCATTGCATACGCGCCCGCGTGGGCAGCTTCGGGTAGATCAGAGGCCATCAGGCAACTCCCTTGATAATAAGATAAAGGATGGCCCACAGCGCAATGCCGAGGACAGGCAGGACGACGAACCAGACAGCGACGTTGAACCAGTCGATGCGCCGGGGTGCGGGTTCAGCTTGCAGCCATTCGGCTTCGGGAAGGCGGGTCATGCTGCCACCTCGTCAATCTTGGCGGGTGAGCGCAGCGACAGAATGTATTCCTCGCCTTGAACGATCAGCGTTTCGGTGCGGGTGATTTCCACCTCCGGCCCAACAAACTTGCGCTTGTCCTGCACGCTTGAGAGCATCCCCACGAGCAGTTGCATCCCGAGGTCTTTGTGTTGCTTCTTGGCGCTGCGCTCACCCCAAAGCTGGCCCCACAAAAAACCGGCGAAGGCACCAATGCCCCAAAGTTCGAGGCCGCTCATGCTGCACCTCGCAGCGCCGTAACCTTGGTATCCAGCGTCACCCGTTCGCAGTCCGATATTTCACGGCCAGCGGGGGAGTCCTTGTGGTGCGCAGCGGCCTTCGCGTTCAGGTATTCGCGGTAGGCTTCCTCTATGTCGTCATGGTCGATGCCCTGCGGCACCTGGACGATTGCACGATCTACCGGCAGCAGCAGAGACAGCAGTTCGTCGGGAATGACGCCCACCAGCTTGCCCAGCGCGCTAACCGGCATTTCAGCGGTCGCGCCGTTGTGGCCCGCGTAGTTGCGCAGCGTATTGTAGGGAATGTCGGCATCGAGGCTGATTGCCTTGAGCGTCAGCCCGTTGCGCTGGGCAATGCGGAAGATGCGCTCCTGCGTTGCCGTAATCTGGTCACCGTGCGCCATGATTTGGTTGACCCTCCTGCGTATCAGTGGACGAATGAAAGGAGCGAGAAACAGAACCGGGCGATGCGAGGCTATTGGAGCCATCGCCGCCCGCGTTGTCGCTGGATTGGAAAAGACTGCCGGGAGTTGTGACACCCCCGGCAGCAGGTTGCCGCGCACTGGGAGTCAAAGTTCGCGCGGGGTTTCGGATGTAGTCGCCCCATTGGGTGGCCATCGCAGCGGCAACGCCAGCGTAGGTGCGCGACCGCTCTTTCCAGCGATCAGGTCCGGGGGGCATCTTGTGGACCTTGGGTTCGCGCCCTTCGACAATATCAGTGGGGACAAGCGCAGGAAGGTTTTTGGTCCAGAAGCAAGTGCGCTTCACTTCGCCATGGCCATACTGCCAAGGCTGGAGAGTGAAGTCGGGCTTGCGAATGCGGCTCGAAATGATCGAAACCGGGTTCTCAAGAGCAATGTGCGGAATAGGCGCGTCAAGCAGCTTGCGGACAAACTCCAGAGCCTCCGCTTGTTCCTCGCGCTTGTCCTTAAACCAGCGCGCACCGCTTACCGCCAGATGGGTGCAGGGCGGGTGAGCAATCAGCAAGTCCCAGCCCTGCCCAAGCAGAGGCAGAACATCACCCTGGATATGCCAGCGCGGATCACCCTCGGTCGGCAGCAGGTCACAGGACCATGCATTGAAGCCACGGGCGCGGAAGGCATCACGGACGGTTGCCGAATATTCGCAGGCTACGAGGACGCGCATCTACCCCACCCCGTTATCGTTCACGGCGCGCACGATGCGCTGCCAGTGAAAGGGAATGCGTTGACCGGAGAGGACGGCGATCATGCGATTGACTCCGGCGCGCCTGTCGTCATGGTGACGGCATGGAAGTCGGACTTGGTATCGCTGCGCTCGTGCTGGCTGTGGTCGGTCCCATTGGAGCGCTCGCTTTCCGAAATGAGAGCAAGTGGAAGGTCGTTCACGATCTCTCGCTGCGATCCCTCAAAGCCGCTATTGTGCTTTCTGGTTGGATTGGGATGGGCCTCTTCTACGCGTGGCTGTTCCCAGAGCATGTTGAAGCGCTCCTGCGCGGCTTCGGCATCATGTTCGCCGCGTCCATGGCAGGCTTGGTGCTTCTGTCGGTCGCTGACTGGCTGCGAAAGCCATAGCCCCACGGCAGCGTTGGTGCTCAAACTTACAGCGAGCACGATACCGCATGCCCACACCAGCGGCGCAGGCGGCCGAATATGAGATGGCGCGTGGAAGTGAACGGCTGGCTTCATGCTGCGATGCTCCCCGACCGCCCTGCCTCAATCTTCGAGATGATCTGTTGAACGAACTGCCTCGTCACGCCGAACCTGCTGCCGATGGCCGCATAAGTCGCACCCTTGGCGCGCATCCGGACCATTTCAGCTTCGCGATTGACGATCAGTTCGAACGGGATGGCACCACGATCTCTAACAATCTCAATGAACGCCAAGAGTTCGGGCGCTGGCTTGAACCATTCCGTGGGACCGGCGCACAAGTAACCCCGATCAGTCGGGATGAATTCGGCGACGGTCCGGTGTTCAGCGAACTTCTCTTGGATGTTCCGTTCGTCCCACGGCCCCCCCGGCGCTTCGGCAAGAAGGTCCATCGCTATGTGGCAGTCCGCCTGCAATTGCTTGAGGCGCAATCTTGGCGCGTCCGAGGAACCAATTTTGATTGGCCCATTCATGTCGGCAGGCTTGATGAAATAAACCCGCTTCATGCTGCTGCATTCACGCTCTGCGCCAGCGTCTCGTATGACACCGGCTTGCCCTTCGCTTCCGCTATGGAAACGATGGCGGTCCAGTATTTGGCGGGGATCGAGCGTCCCGGCAGCGCCCACGAGCGGGCAGTAACCTGCGCCACGTCGATGCCGCGATTGACGAGTTCAGCTTGCACCGCATGGGGGCCGCCAAGGCTATCGAGGATTGTCTTGTGATCCATAATGACGCGACGCTACCAAACATAGCGCATCATGGCAACATGAAATGTAGCGCAGCAACACATAAAATGTTGCCTATGGACGAAATGGACCTCGATTCGCCTGGCGGGCGTTTAAGATGGGCGCGCGAACAAGCGGGCTTTGCGACAGCAACCGATTTCGCAAAGAGGTTCGGCTACAATGCCACCAGCTACCGGGCGTATGAGAACAACCAGAACGGCTTTTCTCGTAAGGCTCATGAACTAGCGGACAGGCTCAATGTGTCTGCCCGGTGGTTGCTGGAAGGCGGCGACCTTGACCGAGCGGACGACGCGCCTCTTGAGGCGCAGGCTCGCGAAATGGGCCTTGCCCTCGTGCCCGAATTAGAACTGGGCTACAGCATGGGCGGAGGCTCGATATTCAGCGATTACCGCCAGATCGGATTTGTCCCGTTCCATCGGGAGTGGCTTCGCGCCTTTATGCGCGGCACGTTTGCCGATCTATTTGTTGCGCGCGGGGAAGGCGACAGCATGATGCCGACACTGCTGGACGGTGACATTGTGCTGATCGACACGTCGCAAAAGACAATCGACAAGCAGGACCGCATCTGGGCGATATCCTATGGCGATCTGGGCATGATTAAGCGCATTCGTCGCCAGCCCAACGGGATCTATCGCATCACATCGGATAACCCCATCGTTGAAGCGATCGAGGTTGCTGACGATGAGATGTATGTCGTCGGGCGCGTCGTCTGGGTCGGGAGGACAATGTGAACTGGATGCAGCGCGCGATACTCATAGCCGTTGGGGCGCTGCTCGTTTTCGGCGGCATGAACTGGCTCTCCATCGGCTCCATCACCATCGGCACCGCAATGCTTTGGTTCGCCGCCAGTAAGGCCGAAGCCAACAAAGCGTAGCGCCGCGCTACATTTCATGTTGACGCGCTACAATTCATAGCTTAGAACCGTCCCCATCAGGAGGCGGTGATCGTCTCCGCAGATGGAGACGACAGATGGCATCGCCAAGATATGCGCTGCACCAAAGCTACTCCGCAAGACTGCGCCCGTGGCAAGTTTACGATAAAGAAGAGATGCGTGTTGTTTCTTCGCACGACCTACGCAGCGCGGCTGTACGCAAAGTTGCCTTTCTTAATGCCGAAATTGACAAGCTAACTTTAGCGCGCGGTGCTCTCGCGACGATTGTCGCAGAGCCAGATTGCTGCGCTGCCTCCAAAGACATTGCTGGTCACGCCTTGCGCAAGATCGCGAGCATAAACGCCGACAGCAATTCACCTGCGGGAGAACCCGTATGACCGCCTACGCCACCCTCACCGAGGCAGAACCAGCACTGGCCGAGCACCCGCATAACGGAACGCTCTATATCCAATTCGCTGAAAGCCCAAGCGCCCACGGTGGCGAGTGCATTCGCAAGTGGTCGCGGCAACCGTTCGATGGCGCGCTAAAGTTCGAATGCCTGACATATCAAGCCAATCCCCAAGATACGGATGATATGTCACCTAGGCTCAGCGGCGCGAAAGACCTTTCGCCCGTGGATATTCGGAGGGCCGTATGAGCAAACACCCTGAACAATTCACCGTCGAGGCATGGAGTGCCAATGCCATCGCATTCATCGAAGATCAGGGCCTCACTCGCGAGTTTAGCGACTGGTGCGGCGGTTGGCCGTGTCCGGTTGATCCGAAGTTGGTTGCGGCTGCGCCAGAGCTTTTGGAATTGCTGGAGAAGGCATCTCTGTTTGTTGGCTGGGCTTATACGCGCCAACAGGTTGTCGCGGGCGTTCATGCCGAAGAACTGGTCGATGCGATTGATGCAGCCATCGCTAAGGCGCGAGGTGCAGCATGACCGCTCACACCCCAATCAACACCACCACGGCCCGCCCGTCCACGCTGGCACTCTCGCTTGCCGTTCTTGGCATCCCTGCCGCCCCTGTAGAGACGGACGAAGCCGAGGCGCTGTATATCCGCGCTGCTGGTGAAAAGGTCCGCTTGGCCCGCGCTATCGAGACAGGCGGCATTGCCAAGGCCCGCGCAACGAAGCTGGCAGCGATGCTGGAAAACGCGGTGGAGGACGATCACCAGTGCTTCGGCAAGCCCGTAGGTCGGTCACCGGTAATCAACGGCCCCAACTGGCAGCTATCCGGCACTCACCGTTTCCTGCGCGATTACGGCGCTGCGATTGATGCTGTCTGCACGACTGCCTGCCGGATTGAGAATGAAAACAGGGAGGCCGCGGGATGGACTTTCTTGAACTAGCTGAACGCGTCGAGACACTGGAATCTCCAGATAAAGATACGCCTGAAAATCTCGAACTGCGGCGCGTTATTCACACAGCTTGCGCAGACTACGATTGCGGCGACGATGAACTGCCCGACTATCTCAATTCCCTAGATGCAGCGTTTGAGTTGGCGGGGGACGGGTTTGGTTCACTGATCGCTGGTTCATTTCCCGATGGCGAGCGTGGTTATGTCTGCCGTGTCGCTGGTTGCGATGCAGAGGCTCCCACTCGCGCACAAGCTGTTACCGCTGCCGCCCTTCGCGCACTGGCTGGAAAGAAGATGATCCGGACAACGTGGGAAGCATACCGCAAAGCCAAGGAACCCCAACAATGACCCGCGAACAACCCCCCGAAGGCTGGACGAGCTGCGCGGCCTACGTTGGTTGGGAAGCCACGCACCGCGACTTCGACGCTTCGTATGAAGGGCCGGAAGATGGATGGGTCGGCAACGGCCTTTCCGCATGGGGCAAGACGGAAGCCGATGTGCTTGCCGAGATTGCCGAGATCGAAGCCACTCACCCGCATTTCGAGGAGCGCGCAGCATGACCCAAGCAGAAGCCAATGGCTGCGAAGTGACGAACCCCATGCGGGCACATGAGGAACTGCAAGGCAGCGACTTCTTGATGGTCCGCGCCTGTGGGCAGTGCCTGTGGGATGAACTCAAGGCCGAGCGCGCATCCACAGAAGCACTGCAAGCCGATCTGGCAGAGGCGCTGGGGGCTTTGCGTGAATGCAACAGGGCAATTGGCGATTGGTCTCGGCCCACTAGCGCGAACGGGATGACTTCACTGTCTGCAAGCCACCCGCTGAACGTCGCTGCCGACAAGGCCTGGACCATTCTCGACAAGCACGAACACAAGGAGGCCAGCGAATGAACGCGCCTGACACCATAACCACCGAAACGCTTGGCCAGCTTATCGACCGTGCCAGCCTCGCCTGGAGCCGCTGCGATTATCACGGCACCGATGCCGAGTGCGATGCGCAGGAACGGGAACTGGACGAGGCCCGCGCTGCCCTTCGGGCATACTTCGTCAAGCGAGGGCTGACCGAAAAGCAGATGCACGAATTGGGGTGGCTGCTGTGACCCGCGCTGAAGTGAAGGCGGCAATGGTGAGGCTGCGCGAAAGGGAGGGTGTGTGATGGGAATGTTTGACTGGGTTAGTGTCGAGGTTCCACTCCCCGATGGGTGGAACCCGCCCGAACATCTGCAATCCAAAGACTTCGACTGCGAAATGACAATCATTCGCGTCGGGCAGCGCCTCAAGATTGAGCGGTTTGAATACGAAACGGTGCCGCGCGAACAACGCCCTTATCCAGACGCAGAGAAGGGTAGCTTGCGTGCGCTCTGTGGGATGTTTCGTAAGGTAAACCGAAAATGGGAAGACCTAAACTTCCACGGCATCTTCAATTTCTACGGGAGTGAAGACACTGGAAAACTTCTCGCCGTCAATATGAAGGACGGCACGTGTGCGCCCATAGGCGAAGAACCGCAGGAACGCGCTTGGCATGAGTATTTCGCCAAATACACAGACGGGCAGCTGGTCGGAGTTTTTGCCGACGAAGCACTTGCGCGAGGTGACGCATGACCCGCGCCGACCTTATCCGCGAGGCCAAGCAAGCGGCATGGCTGTTCGTCTCCTTCGTCTGCGTCGGGATGTTCTTTCACCTGCCCAGCGTGGGCCGCTTTCTGATGGAGGTTTTGTGATGGCCTTGTTGGACAACGGCCAAGACTTGGCCGAATGCGAACGCGAAATCGGCTTGCCGGTGGGCCAGCTCTTAACTCCGCTCACCCGCTATAAGTTGCGCGATCCATCGCGGCCTTGGGCCATCGACAACGGCGGCTTCAAAAAACTGGACGTTCCCGGCCTGCTTAGCCTCTTGAAGCGCGAGGAACACCACCGAGAAAACTGCCTGTTTGTCGCCATGCCGGATATTGTCGGCAGCGCCCAGCGGACGCTTGAACTGTTCGAGCATTTCGCGCCGCAGCTACAAGGCTGGAAACTGGCTCTTGTCTGTCAGGACGGGCAGGAGATAGCGCCTATCCCGTGGGATCGCATCGCCGCCGTGTTCATCGGCGGATCGACCAACTGGAAATGCAGCGCCCATGTCGAGCAGATTATCAAGACCGCACTGGTGCTGGGAAAACACGTTCACGCGGGCCGCGTCAACACGCCGGAGCGATGGCACTGGTTCGAGCAGCAAGGCGCACACACCGCCGATGGTAGCGGTCTTGCCCGTTACTCACACATGCGCCGCGCGATAGCCAATCGCGGCGTTCAAGGAGACATTTTCAACACCGAAAGGATGGCAGGGTGATATTTTCTATTTTCCGCCGTCCACAGCCCAAGCCCGTTTCTCTGACAGGGGCGCGTTCGACTTTGACCGCTTCGCACCGTTCACGCGACTCTGGCGATGTTCACCAACACACTTGGGCAATCACCGTATGGGTGCCGTCTCAATTGCCGTGGGGGCCGCAAAATGCGCTTAACGTCCAGGCTCACCTAGAGACATGGATTGCGCAACACAGCGGCAAGTGCCTGCCCGACCGGATTGCTTGGGCGGAAGACATGGCCCGCAACATTGCCGAACACTTCTCTCAAGACGTTGGCCGGGAAGAATACACGCCGATGTTTGAACCGCAGGCGGTCGAGATATTCCGCGAGAAGGAAGGGTTGCTTGCCCTTTGGGTGCCAGCATGACCCGCATAACCACGAACCCGCGCCCGATGGTGGGCCGCTTTCTGATGGAGGTTTTGTGATGCGCCGTGTTCGTTGGTTCAGTGACGGTGCCGCCAGCGCGGTTGCCACGAAACTCGACATCCAAGAACATGGCGTGGATGCCGGTCCTGTCGTTATCTGCGACACTGGTGCGGAGGACGAGGACAACTACCGGTTTCGCGACGAATGCGCGGAATGGTTCGGCTGCGAAATCACCGTC